CACTATTCATTTAGAATAGCCCCTTCTCTCGCTAAGTATACGAATGCAATTATTGAAGAGCTTTTCAAGTTCCATAACAGGTTCCAGATCAAGCTTGACATGTCTAAGAGTATAAAAACAAATGCAATTATTTCTTTTGATATTGATTTAGGATGATTATATTTGTCCAAACCAAAATGAAGAAATCATGCAAATAGTAAAAGACGAAGAAACATCAGCAACAGAAGTACCAGTTTACGATCCTCGTAAGAAGTACATCTGGTCTAAAGATGCTAATTTCTCAATCTCAGGTAATGAATTTGGTCTATTGTTAAATACATTACGTGCAGTTATCTCTACAGAGCAAGCTCAAATTATCTTGCGTGCTGCAGAGGCTGCTGAAATGATTGAACAAATGATGGCTAAGGGAGTTGCGGATGGTGTGATCACTGAGCACACAGAACAGTAAAATTAACTACATACTTGAACACACATTTTTCGTTTATACAGACGAATATGTGTGTTTTTGTATAAAAGGACTAACATGATCTTTGAACCATCAAACAGAATAGATGTATCTACACCTAAGGGAGATGGAGTTATCTGGCTAGTTACTGAGTATGGTCACGAAACAGATACAATGTATACGGTTATTATTAATGCCACAGGGGAGCTCTGGCAATTTATTCATAAAGACATTAGGGTGAAACCTAATGTAACATTCAGAAGGTATGGCAAAGCAATGGATTCAGAAGGCAACAGCCTCAATCAAACGTAGAGGTACAGAAGGTAAGTGTACTCCTATTACCAAACCTGGTTGTACAGGTAGAGCTAAGGCTCTTGCTAAGACATTCAAAGCTATGGCTAAGAAACGTAAATCTAAATAACAATGGCAATTTTAAAGAAAAAGATGGCAGGTAAGCCTGCAATGATGAAGAAAAAAAAGATGCAAGAAGGTGGTGTCACTCTTGCTAAGATTCCAGAAGCAGATCCTAAAAATGCTCTTAATTTAGCAAAATCTGATACTACTAACCGTTTTAACAAAAAAACAGAAATGATGGAGATGAATAAACCTCTTAAAGATGTTAAGGTTAAAACAAGAGGAAATGCATTTACTACAGCAGGAAAAGAAATAAAGAGATTCTATAAACAAGATCTTGTTGGTGCTGATTCAGCTAAAACTAAAACTGGTAGAGTTGCTGGTAAAATTGCAAATACTGTTCTTAAAGTAGGATTGACGCCACAAAATATAGGAATGAATTTATTAGGTGCTGCTGCTTCTCCTTTGTTTAAAATGGCTGGTGATAAAATAACTGATAAAGATAAAGCTGAAGGTAGACTTTACTATTCTAATCGTAAAGAACGTGCTGCTGAAAAAGCTGCTTCTGATTCTACTAATGCAGCTAAGAGGAAGATGGGTGGTAAAGTAAAGAAGTATCAAGCTGGTGGAGTTGTTGGTAAACAACCTAAAGCTAAGATGGTAGATCCTAAAGGAGCTTACACTAAAGTACAAAAGCGTACATTAGCTCAGAAGAAGAAGAAGTAATGGCAAAGATAACACCTGTACCTAATGGTCATCTTATTAAGAAGGATGGAACATCATTAAAGAATGGTGGTAAGATAAGCTGCTGGACTGGTTACGTCAAGAAAGGTACCAAGAAGAAAGGTGGTAGAACAGTTAACAATTGCGTTAAGAAGAAATAACATGGCAAAGAGCGAAGCTTGGCAACGTAAGGAAGGTAAGAATCCTTCTGGTGGCCTAAATGCAAAAGGTAGGGCTTCCTACAACAGAGCTAATCCAGGTAAGCCTGGTTTGAAAGCTCCACAACCTGAAGGTGGTCCTCGCAAGAAATCATTCTGTGCTAGGATGTCAGGCATGAAAAAGAAACTAACGTCTGCTAAGACAGCAAACGATCCTAATTCTCGTATTAATAAATCTCTTAGAAAATGGAAATGCTAAAACGCAAAGATGGTTCTACATCACGCAGAGGATTGTGGGATAATATTCGTGCTAACAAAGGTTCAGGTAAGAAACCTACAGCTGCTATGTTAAAGCAGGAGAAGAAAATTAAAGCTCAAACTAAAAAGAAATAAGACAATGATAAAGAAAGCACAGTCAGGAATGACAATGAAAGCTAAGGCTAAGCCTGTAGTAAAGAAGAAAATGCAAACTCCTGCAGATTTCGAACCTAAATCTAAGTTCCCTGTTACAAAAGGCGGTGGAGATAACTATGATGAGACTATCAAACGTGAGAAAGAGTTGAAGAAGAAAGGTATGATGAAGAATGGTGGTTCTTTAAAGCCTGTTCCTGCTGATAAAAAAGGTTTAGCAAAACTTCCTACACCTGTAAGAAACAAGATGGGTTTCCAGAAGAATGGTGGTTCTACAAAGAAATGTAAATATGGCTGCAAGTAAGAAGAAAGCACAATCAGGTGCTGCTATTTCGAACAAGTTTACTATTCCATCTAAGCCTAAGATGAGTAATAAGATAAGTATTCCTACTAGAAAGACTACTAGGAGCTACACTGGTGTTACTCAGGCTGAAGGAGATAGTATGTTAAACGCATTCAAGAAAAGAAATCCTGGCATGAAGTCTGGTGGTAAAGTTAAAAAGAAATGATGACCTCAGGTAAAGCTAAGAAATCAGGTAAGCCTAAGAAGGCACCTAAGGTACCTAATCCTTCTCCTAAGAACAACTTCATGAGAGAAGCTGATACACCTAAAAGATTGAAGAGTCCTATGGCTCCTATGAAACAGAAGCGACTATCGAAATAATTGAATTTTGTTTTTCATTTTGTGATAAGTAAGAAGGAGACCATTGGCCTCCTTTTTCTTTTTACTTAAGCTGTGAATAATAATCATTCTTAAAATGTGGGTTGAGAGTTATCACTCCCGATTCACCATTGAGCACTTTATCTGCTCTCTCTAACACTTCTTTACTTGGTAGCTCACCCATACCAGATACATGTAAAGTTCCCATTCCCCATCTGTAGATCATAGTTACATCAGGTAGTGTAAAAGTCTTAGCGTTATGACCACAAGTTATATCAGCATCTTCACCAAAACTTGTACTTGGCCATGTGATTCTATTTAAGTAGTCTTTGGTATAACAGTTTCCGTTATTGATATTATCATTTTTAGTGATGTATTTATTATCAGTAAAGAAGTAGTGTGCTGGACCTCTATAAATCTCATAGCCTGGGTTTGCTATGATGCCATTAGCTGTGATGTTCAATCCATTAGGACCAATCAAATCATCATCATCTAGTCTATAGATGAAACCATGTGTACATTGTTTGTATCCCCACTCTAGCTTAGCAGCAATGGATGGGAATCTTTCTTTGCAGTTAAAGATCTTAACTCTAGGATGATCAAATACATATTCAACTTTAGAGCTATCGTTCACTATAACCATTTCAAAGTTATTACCTTGCTGTAAGAATGATTCAATAGCTTCTTCTAGAAGGTGGTGTCTTTGATATGTTATTGTTAGTACTGATATCATCTTGGTTTTATTAAGCCGTTTTCAAAATATGTTGGTAATACAGTCCAATCTTTACAGTACATATCTTTCCATTGATGTAAATGTTCTGGACCGAACCATGTCTCTGGTGCTACTACAATCTTCTTAGGATCTCTAGATAGATAGGCAGCCCACCAAGAGAATGATGAGTTAGATATAACAAAGTTTGTACACATAGACAGGATCCATAGTTGTTCATAACTGTTGTATCCCTCTAAGAATATTGAATTGGGTAAGTGTATGTTCTCTTTACACCAAGGAATATCATCGCTAGCAATTAAGTAATACCTTGGTTCAGGTATTAGTGTTAGTGCTTTGTGAATGTATTCTGGTGTTACTACTGGATGATAGTTAGGTGAATGTAAGTAATCACCTCTGCGAACGTTTATAACAGTGATGTTTCCACCTGCAATGAATGGTAGCTCTTGGTGTATTCTCTTCTGGAATTCAAGAGGATAACCAAATAAAGACTTTATATTCTCACTATACTTATCAAAGTATGATTCACTCTGGAAGTATCCAGCATAAGCTTTCTGTGAGCTATCTAGATGATCTACAAGATCAATCTTCTTAAATATATTATCTAAGTAATTATCATTACTATAAGTCAGGTAGTCTCGATAAACAACAAAACGTTTATTCTCATCTAGTGCTCTTGCATAAGCATTAGCGATCATGAACAAGTTGTTACCGAGTCTACCTGCAATATGACATGTGATGTATTCCACTTACCAAACAAGAATAATATCAAATGAAGACACTAATAATCTATCTTTTCCACCAATAGAAAACTTTACTGGTTTACCACGTAATGTTGATAAATCAATCAAAACTTCATCTCCTATCTCGATGTCTGTAATTAGATCACCTACAGCATATACTTTAAGCCTATTAAGCTTTAGTAAGTATTCCGCATCAACAGCTTCTTCTGTTTCTTTGTCTAAAATAAATTTACTTTCTTCTTTTTCAGGAAGGTCTAGTAACAATCTGTTACCACGTAGTTGTTTAAAGTCTGCCATTACAATATTTCGGTTAAGTTTTTAAATCTTATAACATCATCTCCCACTAGAGTGATCTCTGTCTGAACTGTCTCACGCTTACGTGTTACTCCACCAGTTTTTTTTCCTGTTTTAGGATTAATAATATCTGTCTCAAAAACACGTTCATGAATATCATCTAGTACTACTAATATAGCACCGTCATCTTTTTCTATAGTAAAAATTATCTTATTGACATTAAAAGAGGCTGCATACTCTTTGCCTCCCTCTGTACGAGTGTAAAAGAATTGGTTTGTCATTGGTTTATTTTGTTTAAAAGTTGTTCTCTACGCTTGTTTACTTCCTCAAATCTGTACATATCATTCTCTACAGATTCATGTTCTGGTAAAGTTAATAAAATAATATTAGATTTATCATATGCTACCTCTGGATATTTACTCTTAGGAAGAATATGATGAAAGAAAGTTGATAATGGCTCTGATCCTAGATACTCACCACTTACTTCCGAATAGTGTTTGCGTTCTTTCCAGATCTCTAAGAAGAAGTTCCTCATAGTCTCTACCTTGGTTCTAACTACAAACAGCTCACGCCTCATTTTAAGCAATCCACCTTTCTTAGGGGTGATGGGCTTACGCTTGATATGATTCTTACATAAGCCCTTTCCCCATATTGGATTGTTACAGTTGTCTACACTACAAGTCTTCACGATCAATCTCTCGTTGAATGTACCAGATAGCTTTCTTCAGGTCTTGTTTTCTAGCACCCTTCTTATCAGCTCTAAGGATATACTTGATAGCATTACCTAAAGAGAATCCCAACTCATAGTCTTCGATGATATCAATCACCTCAAAGTTATTACCTTGGTAATGATCAGGATGATTGACCATCTCTTTAGTTACTAATCTAGAGTTTTGTAATCTTTCATTAATTTCCTCAGCAGTTAAAGATACACTAGTAAGTTCTACGTCTAACTGTTTTTTCATTTCCTCATCTGTTAAAGTGTTATGAAAATAACTAGCTTGTTTCCTTCGTTCCATCTCTGCTTGATTTGCTTGATGAATTTCTTCTTCTATTTGATTAATGTCCTGTCGAGCCATGTCCATCTGTTCCTCTTTGTGTTTCTGATAATTCATCTACTTCTTTATACTGTATCAATGGTACAGGCATGATTACTAACTGAGCAATGTGATCACCTTCTACATAAATCTCCTGGATATCTGCTGGCTTCTTCAAGTTAAATGTAACCATGATCTCACCACGATAACCACTATCGATTACACCAACTGAGTTAGCCATTGATAAATCGTAATTGCGTACAGAGGAACGTGGGAACACAAGTCCCACCATTCCTTCTGGTATCTCTACTGCAATACCTGTACCATATATTACTTGATTATATTCTAACTTGACTGATGTAGCTACAAGATCTGCACCTGCATCTCCTGGCTTACCAAACTTAGGCTTCTGTGCTGTCGGCACTAACTTCTTGAATTGAATCTTCATCTTCTGTTTCGTTTACAATTTCTACTTCATTAATCTTATTGATGATGTCTTGCTTAATTGCATCAAAGAATTCAGGGTTATCTGTAAGTAACTCTCTAAACTCTTCTACATCATACTTGTGTTCGTTATAAGTAACTGTCTTACCATACTTACGTAAGATGTTAAGATCACTACCCATCTCCATGATTTCTAACATACGATCGATACCTACACCGAACAAGATCTCAAACTCTACACCCTTGAAAGGAGGAGCCATCTTATTCTTGATAGTTTTGATCTTAGTAATATTACCATAGA